GGCATACGCACTGGAGATATACGAGTACACATCAGGGGCAACGCGACCCACATCACGCCCAGCAGCTTGCGAAGACATAGACCCAAGAATGAAAGGGTGAAACCGAAAGAAAGTAGAAGTCTGAGGATCTCCGTTGGTTCCAAACCACATTCTGGAACCGCGGGTCAAACACTGCTTAAGAGAATCAAAAGACTCACCACAGGTGTACTCTTCAGCCATAGAAGAGGCACCAGTACAACCAGGAATGGTTACCTCGGTACTCTCGACGGTAACCCCAGACTGAGGCTGAATTATAGCCAAAGTTTGAGACGCAGGAACAGACAATCTAAAATCATCAGCGGCAGAAAGATACCACATAATATCAATACTCGGTGCCGCAGATGGTGCCGTCTGGAGGGTATTCAGGACAGTAATGTTAATCTTTCCAAGAATGTCCTGAGTAGAAATCCAAGGACTCGGCATTACATAGGGTAAAGTAAATACCATATCACGAGTGTCACGAATATCCACTATCTCACGCATAGAGTATGCAGAATCAGTGTTATTAGGAGCAACGGTGGCCGCACCTGAATAAGCATAACGACCAGGGGTCCAAGTTATTAGGATACGTCCTGAGTGATACTCAGTCTTAACGATACGCAAGTGAAGTTTAAGACCCCCAGTAGCATACTGAAAGAGGCGAGCTACATGGGCGTGAGGAGCAGCAGTACCCAACAAATAAGTAACACCACCAATAACATAATATGTGTTATTGAAAGTAGCGGGATACAGGTCCCTAGTAAGAAGGACGTCACCTGTTAAATTGGCCGTAGTATAAAGCATAACGCCCATATAAGCAGGTATAGCCTTAACATAATCAAAAGCCATTTCATCAACATCAGAACCGGCAAAACCAGGCATAGGTTTGACAACTGGGCAAGAGGATAAGGCCAGCTGTTCAGTATTGGTTAATCCAGTACAGTTTCCGACAGATCTATAAGGCCTATTCATAGTGTAAATGGGAGGGTTGTCATTGATGGGCCTAGACCAACCAAACTTAGCAGAAATATTAGAAGCCATAAGGGCAACATTAGAAAGAGCCCCAGCATATGAGGAAATAAGTGGAACATTAGCCATAAAGGTTGCTATCTTGGATGTTGCCAGTAGGGCAGAAGTAACAGGCATATCTTCAGGAATCTCTTCTTTGACCATAGCCTTCTTTCCGTAGCGCTTGACAGACATACCAGACTGGGGAACAGCAGGAACTGCAAACTCGACATCTTCCCACCACATAAAAGCAGAAACTTCAACTACAGTTGCACCAGAAGCTGCCACTTGGGAGAGAACCGTGGTAGTAAACTGGCCAACCGCTATGGGTATACGACCAGTAGTGTCGTACCACCCAACTGGATGAACCCACGGAATGCGAAGTATGGCAGATGAATCCCTACAATCTAATTCAACATTAGGTTGTTGAGTCTTAGTAGTCAAGTTGAAATTCTTAGCTGCTATCCAGCCGGTAGTCATCTCAGTCTGAAATGGCAAAAATCTCAATAGTAACCTGCCTTGTTGAAAAGGTTGAGCATTCACAACAAGCTTATAGCACATAGTGCCTCGGAAGAAACGATAGCCTTCCAACTTTTTTGACCACATAGAGATTGACCCAAGTAGGGCTATCGGATCAGTAGTCAAAATATCAGTGTTTGCTGCAGAAGCAGAAACCCAATTAATGGTGTTAATAAGAACTGGTTTCTCAAGGAAAGCCTTGAGACCAGGGTCTCCAGTAGGAGAAACTCCGACGTTACGTAAGCCGAGAGACTTAGCTGGAAAATCCGTAGCTATAGCCTCCGCGTCTTCAATAAATTGAGTTGTAGCTTCAGTGGAGATTGGTTGCACACTAGAAGTGGCATTGTGAGGTGTTTTATCAGCAACTCGTTATTTTAGGACATCACCCCGAGTCAAGGGTGGCATCCGAGATCGAATACCTGGGTCTGTCTCCCTGATTAGTAAGGTTAAATAACGCTCACAGACGGTCTTCGACACGGCTTAATTCGATCATTCCCTCAATCGTAGGATATATTGGGTTGCCGTGCTAGCTTTTCTGTATATATTTAAAAGCTAGGCTCAGTAACACACAGAGCGGTTTAAAAGCTCGTGTCTGAGTATCGTGTAATCAGATATAGGTATAATAAAATTAGTGGTCTTTTGGATAGCTTTCGCAAATCTTGGAAACCAAAGGTCAAAAAGCTCTCTCGAATGCAAAGCTAGTTCCTTGAGATGCTCATAAGCTTCTGAAGGCCATTCCTCATGAGAAACGGATTTCTTACGCCAAAATAAAGGTTGTAATATGGAATTTATATCCAAAGGGGCAATCCATCTTTTAGCCCTGGGGCAGTAGTGGAAAGAACGTTTCAAGAAAGTAATCTCGTGAATATTCTTCCACTTCTCACCAGGAGGATTTTTATCAGAACCCGTAAGACGAAATCCCAACTTATCCATAGAAGAAGCTATATCTCCTGGAGTAATTTTAACAGAAGAATGAGCAGCCACAATATTGTCATCACCAAAAGATATAATATAAAATTTGTCGTACACTTCTTTTAGCGCTTCGTGCACGGCAATCTTAAAAACATCTTCATCTTCATGAACACCATCAAGATCAAGCATATTGTCTAGAATGGAGTATATCATGGCTATATTGCCACCTATAGTGTTAACAAAGGTAGTCAACAAATCTCCTGAGGACATTCCTCCAAGCCACTGATACACCGTTTTCCCGGAGATATGCGTAGTGGTAGTCAAACTCATAAAACTGGTGTAGGCTTCAAGTAATTGCTCCTCAGTGAAAGCACCAAGAAAGAATTTAATAAATCGCCACACACAGGCCATAAAAATTCCAGTATTGCGTTTATCAAACTCTGCATGATCAAAATCAAATAGCAGAGGAGGATGATCAGGATCAATCTCGTGTAATTTCTTGGCCAAACGATCCCAGTCAAGTCCATACGGATTCATACCGGGGCCGAAAGAATTATCGATTCTATTTTCAAACATAAAAATGAGCAAGTACATAAAGTTAACTCGCATTATAATCGTTTTGTCCAGAGGCGAAGCAGAAACGAGTCTGGTCTGACCCGAGTCAACCTTCGAAATCTTACGCAGTTCATCCTTGAGAATATCAATATATTTCCAGGGTGGAATAATACCCTGACGTAGAAGCTCTCGTTGTTGATCACAATGTTCAAACAGTTTAATAAGCTCAGGGTCATTAATGTCAATTTCCGGGAGGACTCCCAACCAGAATTTCTTGCCTTTCAAACCAGATAATGTATTCCAGGGGAAACCAGGGGAAGTGGTCCTATCCATAGGCTTAGCAAAGTCCCTTCCGGGAATCCCTTTCACAACTTCAGGGTAAACCATTTGTCGTATAGGATCGCGATCCTTGCTACGTTTCTCAGTCATCATAGCAGAAAAGTCAGCTATCCAGTGTAAAACCTGGATATTATACTTCTTTATAGGACGGCCATAACCTTGAGTAGCTATCTTGCGCGGATCAACAAGCTCACCATTATAAACAAAAGGTCTCAAGTGGGCAGGCTTAAATACTGTCTTCATCCCTATAGATTCCTGCTCCCTAAATATAGGGGAGCGATTCAGAACCGTAGAGGAAGGCTGGTTCGGGGGCATATGTGTTTCAAATAAAGCTATAGAAGAATCAGAGATAGGAGGAACATCACAAGTCACGGGATCCACCACAACTAATTCCTTACCAAGTTTCCTATAATCAGTATATAAGTCTTCTTCACGTATAGTTGTTATAGGGTCTCTATGATCATTAATATCTGCAAAGAGCTTCTTATCTGTAGTAAACCTAAAAGTTTTCTTTTTAGGACTCAACAAACCGTTGCCCTGAGGAACTATAGTTACCTTCATCTTATCTTTGTTCTTCATATAAGACTTAGCTTGTGCCATTTCAGAATCAGTGCAACACTCAGTGAGTATGACACCATTTTTAGCAACAATGCCCTGGACTTTAATGGGCAATTCTTTCTCTTTATCAGGAGTGGAAGAAAGAACCCGAAGGGCCCCCTCTACACACTCCTTAGTGAGACGGACGGCATAACCATGGCCACCACTAGAACCGACATGCAAACCAATAAGCATAGGATATTGGGAGGTCTTATCGACCATGAAAACTAAAGAACCACAATCACCTTTGATGGTTGGTATCTTATACTGTATACAATCCTCATTGACATAAATCTCATCTTCATGGTTATAACCAGAAAGACTGAGATTGGCATCAGAGTGAGAAAGGGCAACTACATTATCAATAACCTTATAAAAACCAATAGCAAATTCTTTTTGGTATCTGGGATCAGTTCCAGAGAGAAGTCTATTAGTATAGTCAGTGGTAATACGACCCTTAGGTACTCGTAGGAAGCACAAGTCCTCCATAGATGTCTCGTTTTCGGGTTTAACGTAAACACAATCCTTGAGCCTAAATTCCATAGTGGCACTAGCACCGTAACATGGTACCAATTTAATAGACGGTTCCACACCTTCGGGGAAGGACACCTGTAAAGTATCTACGAAGTGATTGGGCATCATCAAAATATTATCCTTTATGAAGAAACCAAAACCAGCTTGGGCTTCAGTGCCACCAATAAAGATCTTAACCATATTAGACTTTATCATCTTATTCACTGCGCGCATTTTACCATCGTCGGTAGACTTAGCGGAGTTCATCTGAACAGAAAAGGTCTTCGGCTTTATGATATTCTTACGCTTGGCTGTTTCCTTTTTGGTTTTAAACCTAGTGGACAACTCATCTCTAGACTCTAAAACCATTCCGGTGGCAACATCGGAATACTCCCAAATATCTTCAGCTTCGGAAAAGAAATACGATATTAGGGTGTAGCTCATAGCCACTATACTAACAATAGAAATTATGGCCAGAAATGTAGAGTGCTCTGACACAAAATTATCAAAAGCAGACCTAAGGGCATGAAAGCGGTCTGCAATCGTTTCTGTGCAAGCAATTAGCTGCGTTCTCATAGAGGCTTCATAAAGCTTCTTGCGAATACGCGACCAATACGCCACAACCTGATCTTTTGTATCTATACCATAAAATCTGAGAATCTCAACAAAACAACGGAAAGTAACACCAAGATCCTCTAAGATACTAGAGAAGCTAGATAAAGGGAAATCGTAAGGCTCGTTAAGGACGGCCAGATCATCAGGACTCATATCAGCATCATGGAAGAAGGTCTTTTCTTCACCATCAGGCATATAAATATCCGGAGACAAATCCTTTCTAAACAAGCTAGAAAAAGGAGAAGTAATACTATTAAAGTTGAGACTAAAGAGGCCTTCAACGGAAAAGTTGGGTAGAACCTCACCCTTATCCAATATTTTACGATTTTCAATCTCAGCTAGGCGTTGAACTTCGTCTAGCTGGACCTTAAAAACACGTTTAACCGGCTCAGGGGTCATAGGTAAGGCAGAGCGTAAGGCTATACCATCTTGTATAGCTTGGCTCATAGCCTTTTTGATAGTATCTTCTTTTCTCATACACTCATAATACTTCTCGATACACAACGAAACAAATTGCTCGTAATCGAGAGAATCGCCGTGTGCGAGCTCAGATTTACCAAAATCCCAAGGCCAGAACTCATGTACATCTTTATCCAAAGCTCTACCGGTATTGATAAGAGATTCATCCAATCTCCTATCCCGAATATCGCCATGAGTAGTCGCCGGAATACAAAACTGTTTCTTTGGTACTAAAATGTACGAAAGAGTCCACCTTCTTCTAAAAGCTTCAGGAGTGTTAATGATATTAGATATATTCCTATTAAAGGAATACTCATTGGTAGTAGCAAAAATAGCCCTAGGCCGGGCATAAACTGCCCCTTTACTGTCAAGATCTGCCATGTGTAAAATATACGGAACAGTATTACACATGCCAATAAATTCAGAAATATCATTACAAGCTGTAAGGAGATCTTTATGAACTTGATTCATTTCGTCACTAACAATAAAGGGCTGACCATGATAACCATCCCAGAAATCAGTGCCTGGATTACGGAAGTAAAACATAGAATTGGGATTAGCTATAAGCTGGTCAACCTCCGTTTGGGTACAGACTGCACCAGCTATTTGTCTAATAAGATAATTCATTGTTGTACTCTTGCCAACTCCGGTGGGTCCAGTAATAAGCAAAGCAAATGGTTGGGCCCTCGGAGAGGAGCCACCTATATTAGCTTTCTCAAGTCTAGCACGTATAGGGGCAAGCAAGGTAAAGTAATTATTAACAAGGGAACGAGCATTAGCATCTTTGCAATAGGTTTTAATTAAAGAGCGCGCGCAAATATCAAGGGCCTCAATATCATGACATAAAGAAATAGAAATGCCTTCATTAGTCGACTTCATCCTCTTAATTAATGCGTCAACTCTTGTCATATAAGCCATAATGTCGGGGTAATTTGTGGCAGCCAGTTGAAAATTGTCAATACCGCAAAACTCACAAATAACATTTAAAGCATATTGTGAAGTGGCTATAAGCCATTCAGAGACACTAGAAAATGAACGAATAAGTGGAGCTGTAGCAATAGCCGCAAGTACTATCTCATAAGGAGAACGGTCTTTAAGGGTTTCTTTCTTGACGGTTAATGCTATCAACAATGAAGCAAAAAGGGCTGTCAGAGTAGATCCCCCAATCTGGGTTTCAAATTCAGGAGGAATTTCAATATGAGGAGCTACAAGAGTCTTCATAGAACTATCAAGCTTATGGTAGATCAAGGAGACAAATTTAGATAGAATAAAACAAACTTGGGAACCTATGGTCATACGCACTGCAAGGTAAAAAGCAGCAAACGCCATAAGTACCATAGACCCCTTCTTAAGAGTATCATACCGAGACAAGGCATAACAGAGTAGCATAGCAACCACCACAGCAAAAACTGTAAGCGGAAGGTCATCCACACCAAGCAAGGCCTTAACTTGATCTCTAAAGGGAGAGAAGAAATCAAATTTAACTTCGGAGTCCACTTTGATATGGATGTTACGAAAACCTACCAAAAGCTTAGCAAGTTGACTATCATCCATCTTAACAGGCAGGGCTTCAGGGGTGATATATTTAATATCACGATCAGTAGATATTTTCCTTTGTCGAGACTTAACAGTTCTCTTCAAAATCAACTCCTGAATCTTGGCTAGGTTCTTCTGTTGTTTCTTACTATTGGGGGGCATAGTCTTCTGCAAGAACGCGGCAGTGGGAGGAGAAATCTCCGGGACTATGGGTTCAATACTCAAATAACGCATCCAATCACTGGATAGCTTATCTCCAAAACCGAGAGATGGATAGTTAATTGAGGTTCTGTACTTAAAGGGACGCTCTGTAGGAAAGGTCCCTAAAATAGGTACAGGTAACCGGTAGGGAGGAGGACGAAGTCCTGCTCCACTACATGGTGAAACTGGAGGAG